AGGGCGGCCCGGTCAAAACGGATGTGAATTGCACTAATATTTATTGTGCCAATGACATTACTATGGCTTTTGGCGGCCAAATTCTTTCCGGTAATCTGGCTATCCGTTCCGACAGTATTATCACCACCAGCAATACGGTGGATATCGGAGCGGCCAGCTATGTGGAAATGCCGCAAGACTTAATGGTTGGCGCCGCGGGGCCGCCGAGTTACACATTGCACGTGGTTGGTACTTTGGGCGCGACAACTTCTGTAACTGCCGGTACCGGTGCGAATACAGTAGTGGCAAGTGTTACAGGCATAACCATGGCGGGTACGGCTATGGCCTACCGGGACATTAACATTGCCGGATATTTATTAACAAGACCAACATCGTCGGCTCCAGGAATTGTTTCGTTTATCGATGAGAATGGTGATGACACGACAATAGAGACTTATGGTTTTGCGGTGGACGAGAAGGTCCATGGTGGCTTTGAATTACAACATGATTACGCTGAGGGGACGGACTTGGTATTTCATGTCCACTGGCAAGGAATCGCTGCCCCTTCGGGAACTGACAATGTTCAATGGCGGCTTAACTATATTCTGCTGAGAGACGGGACAACCTTAAATGCGGCAGTAGCCATTGATACCGCAGATACAGCAATAGATACCCAATACAAGTCTTATCGTTCTGACTTTGCGGCAATTACAGGGACCAGCTTTAAGATAGGCGACCAGTTTATGTTTACATTAACTCGTGTGTCGGCGACAGGGGACGCTTATGCAGGAGAAGCCTTGATAGAAACCGCTGGAATACACTATCAGGCTAATACTATAGGAAGCAGAACGATAACGGCTAAATAAATTAGGAGGATAGTTGTGGCGTATACGATCAGCAACATAGCGAAAAAGGTCATACAGTATGATAAGCAGACATCATGGCAGGTTGATGTGACTTTCGATGACGGAGCTAAGATGACTGTCGCCTTGCCTGCCGCACCCCAAGAGCAACTTAAAGAAGCGATTATCAGACGGATTGACCCGATAGATAAACGGCGTCTGCCGTCTGATATTACTATCAGTAAGGACACTGTAACCTTGGAGCCGGACGATATATTCAAGGCTAAGACAGAAGAAACATTGTAGAAATAAACATGGGAAACACAGCAAAGGGCAAGCGAGATGGTACGGGACCGTATAAGGGATCGTACCGACGAAAGAAAAGTGCTACCGGTCGTCGTAAGGCCGCCAGGCAGAAATGTCCCAGAAGCTAATTATGGCTAAACGCATTAAACATGAAGAAGTGAAAGTCTATCGGGACGAAGCGGCCCGTAAGCGTGAACTGCGCAAATGCCAGAAAGACCTGTTCTATCTGGGCAGGAAGATTCTCGGCTACGAAGACGCCGAGAAAGTACCGCATCAGGAGATGTGTGATTTTATTGACACTGAAGAACCATACAAGTTATTAGTCGGAACCAGGGGTATTTTTAAGACGTCTTTCTGCACCGTTGGTCGGGCAATACAACTACTCCTAAGAGACAGCAACAACAGGATATTAGTTCCGCAGAACACCTTTGACAATGCCCGGCTGACGGTCGGAGAGATGTTAGATCACTTTAACCTCAACGACCGGCTCCGCCAGTTAGTGCCGGACCTGATCCCCACAAAGGTCAGGGGTATAACCTCCCAGCCGTGGAGTTCTTCGGCCTTCCAGCTTAACCGCAGCGGTATCTTCTCTGAACCGTCTGTAACCGCCGCCGGCGTCGAGACCCAGTTGGCACGTCGCCACTTCAACTATATATTGGGAGATGATGTTGTTGCCGCCAGCCGTGACGATCTGCGTGAAGATGGAGTTATGATTATCCGGCCAGAGGAAATGAACAAAGCCATTGCCTGGTATAAACTGATAATGCACGGACTGCAAATTCTGACTAAGAATATCAGCCGCCAGACCAAAGCGCAGTTTATCGTCAACCGCTGGGGCGCTCAGGACTTCGCCCAGTATATCCTTGACCACCAGCAGAGAACAGAGGGACAGGCGGAAGGGTTCGTCTGTAAGATTATGGGTGCCCATCGTGAGGATGGCAGCCTGCTCTGGCCGGGCGTTCTGACCGAGGAGCGGCTTGAAAGTATCCGCCGCAGCCAGGGCGACTTTATGTACTATGCCCAATATGAATGTATGCCCCGCAACCCCAAGGATGCTGGGTTCCCGGTTGGCCATAACACTTATTGGAAGGGTGTCTATCCGCCCGGCTACGTTAAGAATCCCAGGCTCTATAAAACTTACGCCCTTATCGACCTGGCTGACCACACCCACCCGGCGAACTGCAATACCGCCTTTGTCCTTCTGTGGGTAGATGAACAAAAGCATATCTGGGTTGGTGAGGCTATCCGCAAGAAAATTGATACTAACGGTAAAATAAAAATGATTCATAAGATGGTCAAAGACTACGATATCAGCGTAGTTCATATCGAGGAAAATCTTTATAGGGACACTCTCGAAATGGTACTCAAGGACGCCATGAAACGGGAGGGCCTGTATTACCGGATTGGTATCCTTACTCATAAGAATCGTAATAAGGACGGCCGTATCTTACGCTTGCAGCCGCATCATGTCAACGGTGCCCTGCATATTAAGAAGACCCATCGCGACCTGCGCCATGAGATGCGGGATTTCGGCTATACCGACCGCAAGGATATTGTGGATGCTCTGGGTTATATTATGGACTTCATTAAGAAGGCTCCTTCGCTACATTCGGCGGCCAACCTGCCCCAGCATAACCCGAACATTATCTCACTGGCTGAGATTAAAAATTCTATTCGTAAGACCCATGTTTACGGCGGCGGGATATTCCCCAGTCAGAACCAGCCGGCCCGGATAGCAAATTAACAGGAGAATAATAATGGCAAAAGCATTGGTAATTTTAACAACCTATAGCGTACCGTGGAAGATATGGCGAAGAGACCTTACAACTGCGCCTGCTATCGACTTCTCTTCTGGAGTGGCCAACCCTGCTGGCGGTGGTGGATGGATTCGCAGGACTTCTCTGGTAGCTCGTGATGTGTGCGCTTTTTTTGGTTATCAGGTACGCAACTTAATGATTGCCCCGTTCGCTGAAAGTTGCGCTCCTAACGGAAACGTCAGGTTCCGTGTGGATACCTATCGTGGCCGCAACAATGACATGGAACGGGTACTGCTGGCCTCAACTGTATTTGGGCAATATAAGTTCAGCGCTATTAGTGGTATAGCGGCTCACAATTCTGGTCGATATGCCGAGATTATTAGTTGTATAAGCTCCTTTGGTAATACGATAACCGTTAAAGACGTGGGTGCGACTAACGGCAAGGGTTATTTGAGTTTCCCCCTGAACGGCGCTGGTTATGTGGCTATCAACCTGGCAAGTACGGTACCCAGTGGCAGATTTGGTTTCTTAGTAGCGGGATACTAATGAGAATACAGCAGCTTAATAAAATAAAGACCATGCAGAAGAACGCCGAGGCGTATCGACGGCAACTCTATACCGATTCACGCTGGCGCGACTTCGAGGAATATTGGATGGCCCGCTATCCGGGTATCTCAGATAATATCCTGCCGGTCCCGGTTTTGGTAAGCGACGCCCAACGGCAGGAGGCGTCTCTGATAAATGATGTGCGGGTGGAGATAACGTCCGATAACGCCCCGGAGATGATCCCGGCTGCCCGGATACTCTCCGCTAAGATCAACCACATGATTCGTATCACTAACCTGATTACCGAGATACAGGACGCCGTTCAGGATGCCCAGACCTGTGGGACCGGATGCCTGATGGACGGGTTCGGCAGTCAGTTTGGAATATCAGCCGATACTATCATGCACGGCTTCGATACCTCCCGAACCAATCAGAAGAATGAACGGATCGAATACAATCCCAATATCTACGATGATAAACCCTGGTCGATGCGGGTCCATCCGGCTAACATCCTGGTGCCCTACGGCTCGGTACGAATGAGTGATGTGCAGGGGTTCTTTCATATCTATGCCCGACCCCTGGGCGATGTCCATGATGACGAGAAACTCATCAAGAAACATCGGACCCAGGTTAAGGCCGATACCTCAGTTGCCATGATCCGCAAGAATGAGACCAGTGGCGATTCGATGGGCGAGATGGATATGGTGACTTTAATAAGCTGGCGCGATCTGAAGACCGGCAATATGACAACCTATAATCCAACGTACCCCTACGCGCTCAGTGACGAAATTGACGAGATAATGCTGCGGATCGACCGGCTGTCGATACATCCGATAATCTTCAATCGTAACAGCCGGTACTGGTGGGGTACCGCCGACTTCGATCTGCTCGAACCGCTGGCCCAGGAGATTAACGATATCCGTACCATGCAGATGCGTCATCGTCGTATCCAGCTTATCAAGATACTACTGAATGTGTCCGCCCTGGAAGACGAAGAAGATTTAGAGTCGGTAGAAAAGGCAATCGAAGACCTTACCAGTGACGAGGCAGGCGCTATCGTCAAGATGCGACTGGGCGATAAGAGTGTCGGCGATATCCTTCACGACTTCAAGCCGACCCAGCCCTATGACATGGGCCCGCAACTTGATATCGCCAAGGACGAGATTAAGAACTTCGGCATGGGTATCGGACCTAACCAGCGGGGCCAGATGGAAGGTGGCCGCCATACCAAGTATGAGGCCCAGAAGGCCAACGCCGGTTTTGACCAGTCATTATCGCCACGCCGCCGGGTGATCCGTGAAGCTATTTTAGAGGTAGTCCAAAACTGGTCGAAGCTGATATTTGACTTCGCTACCGAGCCGGAAATTATCAAAACCTACGACGCCGGTGGCCGTCCGGTTCTGGTGGAGTTTACCGGTGCCGATCTGCGAGCCGATTATCATTACAGTATATCTCTGGAATCTATGAGCTATAAGAGCCAGGAAGAGCGACGCGAAGAAGCGAATATGCTGCTGTCTCAGCTAATGCCGTTCGCCCAGAACGGTATCGTCAACCCTGAATCACTGGTCAGGCAGTATCTTCTTCATGCGGTCAGCGGCGACTGGGATATCGAATCTTTAATGGTAAACCAACAGCAGCCGCCGGGCCCCCCGATACCCTTTGAGCAGTATCAGCAGCAGTTTATGCGGCAGCAGCCATCTGGCCCGCCGTCTCTGGCCGCTATGATGAGTGGACAGGGTGGCCCCCCGCAAGGTGGACCTCCGCAAGGCAGGCCGCAGCAAGGGCCGCCGCCAACGATGCAGGGAGGGCCGCCTAGATGATCTATGAATTTAAATGCCCCGACTGCGATATAGTTTTTGAATTGGACCGGACAGTAGCCGAACGTAACCGGCCCGCCGCCTGCCCACAGTGCTTAATGCAGGCAACGAGACTATTAGTTTCCAGTCGGCTTATATTTAATACCGGTAAGGGTTCTCGGATGGGCTCTGTATGTAATAGCCTGCCCGGCCCCTCAATTTTCATTAAGAACAAATACCACTTCAAAGAGGAATGTAAGAAACATGGACTCGAACCAGCAGGAATCTAGAGAAAGAAACAGTATGCTTAGACGTACCAGAAAAACCAGTCAGCACCTGCACGCCGTTATCGTAGCGGCCCGGGTCTGGCTCAAACTGTTTATACCACGCAAGAGTTTATGGGAGCAGTCAGCTGCCTTTATGCAGTTCTGCCCTAAGTGGGTAGACTATCTGGTGTTCTGGCGGATATTCTCCCAGGTGTTCGGCGATGTACCGCAAGTGCGTTTTAACGTCTTGCAGATGCTCGGCATTATCGACCGCATCCATAACGGTAGCGATCTGCCGACCAGTATGGAAATAGTCAGCCACGAGGTGCCGGTAATGAGCCGAACGATGGCCGGCGATATGGTCGAGGCCGGAACGAATATATGGCAGAAAGCTAAAAATGGCGAGCCGATAAACTGGGACGAGCTACTGAAATCTAAAAGTGAACTAATGCGTCTGAAAAAGTCGCGGACTATCCAGCGGCATAAGTTTGATAAGTGGTCGATCCCTGAATTTAAGATCGCCGCCGCCGCCCAGGAGAATGGCCATGTGTTTTACGCCGACGGCGAAGACCTGAACCGGCAAGACCTGACCGAACTATGTCAGATAGCATGTAGCCGAATATGGCGAATGTATAACGAAATGATCGCCAAGATGGACCCGTTTGCAGTGCGCGAAGTCAGACGAGAAAATACCCAGCAGCATTTTGACCTGGTAAGTGACAGTGTTAATAATGTCTTACAAGAGGAGCTTAAACGTGGAAGAAGGAACGTCAACCAAGGAAATGTCAGTGCAGGAAAAGTACGATCTGGAGAAGTCGGTGAGCGAGAAGTCCGACGAGATTGCCAACCTGCGTAACCAACTGGAAGCGGTACGAAAAGACCTGATCCTTTTCAGGGAAGCATCGTCAGCCCGTGACCTGGAGAATGAGCGGTTGCGGATGCGACTGGCGGGCTATGGTAAGGAGCGAACCATAACCGTTACTCTTTCGCCGGTGATGGAGCCGGTAGTGACCTTAGTAGGATTGTGGTGCATGGGAGATTACCGTAAACTGTTGCGTCCGATGTCGCATGCAATTCAGCACTTTAATGGTGTGCCACCGGAACCTGAACCAGAGGAAGAAGTAATTGAAGAAGAAGCATTTGACGAAGATGCGTTACCCGAAGTACCAAACCAGCAAGAGGAGCTAAACTATGGCAGATGAATATGAAAATATGGAGCAACCGCAAGAAGAAACGGAACAGCTCGATGAGCAAGTAGGCAACGAGACAAATGATCTCGAACCCGAAGATTCCGAAGAGCTTGAGGAAGAACTCCAGGAAGAAGAGCAACTCGAAGACGAGCCCGCCCAGCAACAGCCTGGGGGCCAAGAGTCTTACGAGGAACTCAAAGCCAGCTTCAGTGAAATGAAGCAGGGTATGGGACAGATAGTTAATGCCTTACAGCAAATGCAGGGCCAGCAACGGCCCAAGCAACAACCTCCTCAGCAGGCTAACTACCAGCAGATCAATGTGCCTGACGATCTGGATGCTATTAGTCAGAAGGACGCTGTACGCTATGCTTTGTCCCAGGCCGGTCAACATACCGGTCAGCAGGTGAAAGGTATCCACGAGTGGACCCAACGGCAGCTAACCTTACAGAACGAAGTAATTGGTGTACTGCTCGATGGGCATCCCAAACAGGCTATCATCACCGAAGCGGTCAGGCTCAATTCCAGGGGTTTACCTTGGAACGAGGCGTATGCCTCAGCGGAAGGTCTTGCTGCCCGTGGTAAGAATAAGCAACTGGAAAAGCAGAATCAGCAATTCCAGAAGTCTTCTAAACGACGTGGCAATAAGGCCAAACAGCAGTCCCGAAGACCTGTAAATGTTCCGGTAAAGACCAACAAGAATCTCTCACTCAACGATGCGATTGCCGAAAGTTTACAGGAAATGGGACATTCTGAATAGACAACCTTAGGATAAGGAAGCCCGTAACACGGCAACCTCCGGAGAAGTGGGTGCGCACTCATCTACTTCTCCGTTTTTTTTAGGAGAAATGACATGGCAAAGTCAACGTATGTTAGAAGTGGCAGCGGCACAATTCCGGTAGATGAGTTGTTTGTCTCCACTATGATTAAGCGGAAAAATACCATTGTTGACCTGGTGTTCAAAGAGAAGATTCTGCTGGCCAAATTCCTGGCCCGCAAGAACACTGGCTTACTCAGTGACGGCGGCGACCAGTTCTTCATTCCGATGGAAGTCGATGTCAACCCCCACGGTGGCTGGATAAGTGAGACCGGCGGGGTGTCGATGAATAACTTTGATCCGTTGGCCGGTGCGACATATCTGCCTAAGAATATCGCCTACAATGTGGTCTTTCCCCGTAAGGACCAGCGAGTCAATAAGGGCTCCAGCCGTCTTCACAGTATTATCAAAATCAAAGAAGATAATACTGTCAAGAGTATGCGGAAGGATTTGGAAGAGGCGATAGTGGTCGGTACCGGTGGCACTACCCTGCTGCCTGATGGCTTGACCCGCCTTATTCCGGCGACGGCCAGGGCGTCACAGACTACGGTGATCGGTAATATCGACCCGGCGGTCTTCTCTTGGTGGAGAACTCAGTATATCTCCATGACCGGGCGGCCTGCCTTGCAGTTCCTGCCGGACGATATGCTGACGATGCAGAACACCATCGAGCTTGAAGATGGTAAGGTTGACTGGTGGTTCACTACCCAGACGATTGCCGAGATGTACGAGAAGAACCAGCTTGACTTCCTGACCCGCAGTGAGACCAAGGTTGGCGACAACAACTATATGACTATCAAGTACAAAGGTGCTGATATTATCATGAGTAAGCTGGCGCCCAGTGGCGAGATGCGGGCTATCGACGATAGAGCCATCGACTTATGTGTAGATTCGGATAACTGGTTTGACTGGACCGACTGGAAAGAACAGGTGAACGTGCCCAAGACCAAACACAAACAGATTCTTTCTGTTTGTGCTACCGCCCGTAATTCGGCGGAAAATCTTGGCTGTATCGACAATATCTCTCTGACCGGCTAACAGCCACTGAAACATAATTAGGAGTATATATTATGGAGCAGATAGCATCTCAAGGGATGTCTGTTGGCCAACTGCTTCAGGCAGGCCAGCAGACGACCAATCTTGGTATCCCACTGGGCACGTACTTTGAAGACGGTAAGCGTCGTTATGTATGGGCCCACGTTGCCGATGCCACTCCACGAATCGGAGTTGTTGTTCGTAAAAATGCCCGGGACGCACAGTGTGTCTCGGTTGCCGGTACGCAATTTACCGCGGCGGCTACTAACGGAAGATACGGTGACGGACCTGGCGATACTACCATTCGGGCTTATGGCCTGTCGGTCGTAAGTGCCAGTTGGGTTACCCTCCTTCAAGATGGATACTTTACGGTTCTTTCGGGGACTGGTATCGGTGTCTATCCTATCGACTGGATAGAGGTGGGTGGTTCCGGTTATACCAAGTTCCGTATCCGTGGCGGCTTGCAGGCAGGTCTTTCGACCGCTTCGTGGGGTAAGTTTTTTACTAACCCGTATCGTAATTGTATAGAGTTCCCCGGTGTCGATAACTGCTATTTGTCAGGGCATATAGCCGCCGGTGTTATCACCCAGGCTGCCACGACCAGTGGTTATCAGTTGCTACAGACCAGGGGTATCGGACTTTTGAGAGCATCGAATACACATACGATAAATTCTGGTGCCGGTCTTGGTATCGTTGGCAGTATAGTTTCAACGACCTATGCGTCAACGATAACGGTTGCAAGATCGTTGGGCAAAAAGTCTATTAGCGTCTATTGCCCGGCAGATATCTTTATCGACAAACATGCTTAGGAGTTAAATTATGGAGCAGATAGTATCACAAGGATTGTCTGTTGGCCAACTGCTTCGGTCGGGCCAGCAGACCACGGACCTTGGTATCTCACTGGGTACTTATTTTGAAGACGGTAAACGCCGCTATGTATGGGCTCATGTCGCCGACGCTACCCCTCGCACTGGGGTTATTGTTCGTAAGAACACCGGCAATACGGGTCTGGTTTCCGTAACTGGAGCGCATTTCCCGCCGGCGGCTACGGAGCGTGGTTATGGTGACGAGGTGGGTAACACTACCATTCGGGCTTATGGCCTGTCGGTCGTAAGTGCTACGTGGGTTGCCGCCCTTCAGGACGGTTACTTTATGGTCATGTCTGGTACCGCAGCCGGCGTCTATCCGCTGGACTGGATAGAAGTTGGCGGGGCTGGCTACTCTAAATTCCGTGTTCGAGGCGGGATATCCAAGCCCCTGTCAACTGGCTCACGGAGCCGGTTCCTGCCTAACCCGTATCGTGGCTGCGTTGAGTTTCTTACCAGTGTTACTAATTTCGGCAGTCAGGGAGTAGCCGCTGGTGTTATTACCCAGGACGGGACTACCAGTGGCTACCAGCTATTGCAGACGCGCGGTACTGGTCTTTTGAAAGCGGCCAGCGCGACAGCACTGGATTCTGGTGCCGGGCTGATGATTCTTTATGGCAGTACGGTATCAACTACAGATATAGCTTCAGCGGTGCTAGTGGCAAGATCACTAGGCAAGCCAGCTATTGCCAAGTATTGTCCGGCGGACATTTTTATTGACTAACTTTTAGGAGTTAAATTATGGAACAGATAGTATCACAAGGGATGTCCGCCGCACAGTTACTACAGGCGGGTCAACAAACCACCGCCCGTGGTATCCCTTTGGGAACCTATTTCGAGGATGGTAAACGCCGCTATGTATGGGCCCACGTTGCTGACGCTACGCCCCGTAGAGGCGTTATAGTTCGCAAGAATGGCAGAAACCTTCAATGTGTTTCCGTTGCCGGCGATCAGTTTACACCGGCAGCCACGGTTAATGGATACGGAGATGCGACGGGTAATACTATTATCCGGGCCTATGGTTTATCTCGGGTCAGCGCGACCTGGGTTGACAAACTTCAAGACGGATACTTTGAAGTTCTCTCTGGCCAGGGCATTGGCGTTTATCCGGTCGATTGGATACAACCGGGCGGTACGGGCTATACTAAGTTCCGTATACGAGGCGGGATAAGTTCTGGCCTGTCAACCGGTTCCCGTGGTATCTTTGCCCCTAACCCGTATTATGGTTGTATCGAGTTTGCCCTTAGTGGTGTCGGAATGACCCCTTGCGGCACTCCGGCTGGAGCTTGTACCCAGACTGCCACTACCAGCGGTTACCAACTGCTGCAAACAAAGGGATACGGTCTGCTCAAATGCGCTACCGCCTGTGTACTTAGTGCCGGTAAGTGTCTGATGATCCAGACCAGTAATATTTCCGGGGCAACCATGTCGGCGATGATCGTAGGTCAGTCGCTAGGTAAGGTGGATGGCAGCAGCATCTATTGCCCGGCTGATATCTTCATTGACTAAAGAGTTACGTGTGGTGGGCGGTGGGCCTTTTTAGGGAGTATTAAGATGGCTTTAGGAGAAATTGTTGTAGCTACCAACTCGGTTAGCTTTCAAAGGCGGATAGGCCGTGGCTTGCGTTCGGTGACTGGGCGGTTCAACTTGTCCGCTAATTCTGCGTTCGCTACCAGTGGTATCGAAAAGTATTTTCGTGGCAAGACAACCTTTGTAGATGTGACGCTGCCGAGTGGCTTTGTCGCCCAATGGTTTCCATCCACTACACGCAAGAACGGTGTACTACGGATATTCGGGCAGACATCGGTAACTTCGGCGGCCCAAAGTGGTTTGTCGGCTGCGTTCTGGAATAATACGCCTGGCGAGTTGGCAAGTTGTTCTTTCTGGGCTACCGGCTTTTAAGGAGTATTAAGATGGCACTTGGAGAAATTGTCGTAAACACTAATACTCTAGGTATCCAGAGGTCGCATGGTCGTGACGCTCGGCAGATAACCGGAAAGTTTAATCTGTCTGGTAACTCAGCTTTTGCTACCAGCGGTATCGAAAAGTATTTCAAAGGTAAGTGTATTTATATGAAAGTAGGGTTAGGCCTGCAAAGTGGTTTTGTTGCCCAGTGGTTCCCTTCTACGACCCACAAGAATGGGGTGCTGCGGCTTTTTGCCCAGTTATCAACGAGAGGGGCGGCGTCAACGAACCCGCCAGCCGCTTTTATAAATAACACTCCTGGCACTATTGCCAGTTGCTCGTTCTATGCTACCGGATTTTGATCCTCTTTCCTTCCTTGCTGGATGGTGGGGGGGAGGTGTAATTGCCTCCCCCCTATCGGAGATACGACTATGGCAATGTTATTAAGCGAAATGATTACTCAGGTTCGTCTCAACATAGGCAACCGCAGTAATCTGACTGACGCCTATATCCGCCAGTGGCTTAACTGGTCTATGACGGACGCGGCCACGATCCGTAACTGGTCGGATATGAAAGGTGTCGATGAAAGTGTCACTACCCGGGCGGATGGACTGGAGTATCAACTACCACAGGGCCTAAAGGATATCCTCTATGCCAGCTACCTTAACGGTAGCCAGTCGCTAAAATTAGTTTATAAATCGCCCCGCATGTTTAACGCCCAGTTCCCCCACCCGGAAGAAGACGGTTCTGGTACCCCGTCGTTTTACACTAAAGAAGGTGAGTACCTGAAGTTATGGCGGACGCCTAACGAGGCGGGCCATCCTATCCGGCTGTTCTGTACTAAATGGCCGCAGGCGTTCAACGCTAACGCCGATGATGAATGTCCCCTGGAGCGGCTGGAAAAGGCGATCATCGAGCGGGCCAGTGGTTATGGTGCCCGGGCGATTGCCGATTGGAACCGGATGACGATATTCAATGAGGCGTTCAATAAAAGTTGTCTGCGGCTGTCACGAGTGGATGGTAATCCTTCCGACTGGACGCCTATCTATGCCAGCGAGCCGATCCAAAGGGACTTCTGGCAAACGGGCCTGATGCTGCCGATCAGCAGTGATATTTAAGGAGTAATTAACATGGCGGGTATAGCCACGATTGATATGCGGATACGGGTCCAGAACCTACATACGCCCAAGGAGCCGGTGGACGCCTCGTTCACGGTAAGTGGGATTGACGACTATAACAGCCCGATGGGCCTGATTATGGCCAAGACATCTAAGACCATCGACTACGGGCTCGGCAGTAGTGTCGATTATGTTATGGTCCATAACGTTTCGGCTTTGAGTACCTATTCCAGTGGCCTGTTTGTGTTTCTCTCCGGCCAGACCTATCTGAGCGGCTTCAACATTAAGGCCGGCAGAGCTAACCTGTATTCGCCGGTAAGCGGGGCTCAGAAGTTTCATATGTTTGTTAATAGCGGTGGCGCGGCTACCGGTGGTACTTATGTCCGTTATACGGCGTTTCAGTTATGAGCAAGTATAAATATATTGACGTTCCTCAGCCTGACCGGGGCCTGGATAAGTCGCAGCCTGCGACTGATATCCATGATCGCCAGTGTTCGGACTGTATGAATGTCTTTTTCAAGAACGGCGAGATACGCAAACGGTTTGGTTATGGGACCAGCAAGAGTTATTGGGACCCTGCCAACCGGGCCCAAGTAGCAATGACCGGCGGGCCGGTGGGTTATGAGATTGTCCATCTGGTTCAGTACGAGGACAATATTCGGGACGACGCTACCGGATACGCTGACCTCTATGCTATGAATCTGCGTGACCTGTATAAGTGGGATGTGGCCAATACCAGGTTTACTCGACTGACTAATTTGAATTATAACGAGGACACTTTTGAGGAATATACTGGCGTGGACGGCCATGAGGACATAACCTCTGCTTGTATCGTGGCTACTTATGAAGACGGCTATTTCTTTTGCGGCTGGAACCAGGCGGGTGCCGACTTTGAGTTGCGGGTACAGATAGATGTCGAAGCCGCACCTAACACTTTTATATGGAGTATAAATGGAGGTACTACATGGTGGCAGGGTGCTGGAATGGGTTTTGGGGCCATAGGCACGGCGTCCCCAACAAACTGTACTACTACTCATCAGACCTTAACTGAGGCAGGCACTGATTACTGTAATGTCTGCTGGCTGGACGATGACCCTTACAACGTAGGTGACTATTGGAACGCGGTTTACAAATGGGGCGGTAATGCCGCCGCTCAGGACGCCGCTGTTTACGGTTCGTCTCGATTTAGTTTTAAGTGTGATCTGGCCGCCGCCTTTAGTTATGGGACGTTCGCCACCTCTACGCCTACCGGCATGTTTGCCGCTTATAGTCCAACTATACGATTGTGGATTACCAGTGACATTAACCTGGCTGCCGGCGACCTGCAAGTTCGACTTATCGACTTCAGTGGTGGAAAGGGTGCGTCTGGTTATGAGATGGTATATACCAATAATACCGCCGTCATCTTAAATACCTGGACACTAATGGACTTTAACGCAACCTGTGTGCCTGAGTATCATGGTGGTACTTGGGGGACAGTGATAGGGAAGTCACCATGTGAGATATTATTTGAAACCACCCGGGATATCGGGGCCTGCACTTTTTATATTACTATTGTTGAAAACCTGCAATGCACCGCATTGTCAACTATCGCCACAATAACCGCCCCCACTATCAGTACGGTGCTGACAACTTCCATATCTAACGCAACTTCGAAGACTTTGTTGGCGACGACCTTAGCTGGCCTGTTCTGGGTCAACCGGGCGGCGGAAGACGCTAACTTTCACTGTGTGCGTTTTACTCAGGGTGATGCTTATTACATTATGGACGACGGTGACGACTACAATGCCGCAGTGACTAACCTGGCCCCTGAATTCCATCGTTGCGGGGCGGTGCTGGGCTTCAAGAGCCATCTATTACTTCTGGCTACGGCGGAATACATTGATGTCGCCGATACGGCTTTGACCGACTATTATGTCCGCAGCCGCTGGGACGACCTGCTCGACTGCGATGTGTGGGACGCCGGGACCGCCGGTTCTGTATTACTGGCAGACCGTCAGGGTAAGATTCAAAACGCCACTGTCTATGAAGACAATGCCTATGTCTTTAAGACCGATTCCGTTGCCCGGGTATCCCACTTAGGCGGTGAAACAGCGGTCTTTGCGTGGCTTATGGCCTATGAAGACGATGGGTTGATTGTCCCTAATTTACTTACTAACCTGCCGGGCGGGATGTTATTTGCGGGTCTGAAAAACATTTATCAATATGCGGGTTCCGGTGAGCCGGCCATGATCGGCGATCCGATAAGAGATGACTTCTACGATGATATAGACTACAGCAACGGCCAGTATCGTAACCGGAGTTTCTGTTTCCGCATCGACAATGAGTTTCTGGTGGGCCTGATGGTCCCCTCAGACAGTGCTTACCCAGACAAGGGATACTTCTACGATACCAGAGAGAAAACCTGGACGATATGGTCGTTCTTCGATAATGTTACCGCCGGGTGCAGTTACTCCCGACTGGCCGCTGCCGATGTTGTCGGTGGTGCTATGTTTGGTACCTCCGGTGGTACGATCCATAACATTGAATTCGCCAGTAAGAGTGACAATGGCCAGATCATCGACGCCTATTGGGACTCTAAAGATTTCGCCAGCCCCTCTGGTGGCAGGACTGAATATACTCTATGGCGTGGTATCCACTTTGAGGCGACCGGCGACGCGGTAACTGTTTACTACTCTATCGACGGCGGCACTACCTGGACAGAGATCGGTTCTTCAACTTTGGGCGCTACATGGGAACGGTACTTCCAGGACTGCAACGTCGAGAGCCAGCTTATCCGGTTCCGGTTCCGTAACGCCACCCTTAACTCAACTTTTAAGGTCCGGTGGTTCTCAGTAGAGTATGAAGAGGCCGGTGTAACATGAGCATAAGGACCACAGTTTCGCCGGTTTTTCCCAAGGCACCCGACTTCTCGGGCATGGACGAGCAGCAGATGCAGAAGGCCATGAATACCTATGTGCAGGCCGTCAACCGTACTTTGCGGCGGATGGTGGACGATGTGTATCACGACCTGAAAAGGGGACAGGCTACCCATGACATTTATGCCGCCCGACCTACCAGTGCCCAGATGGACGTGGGGCAGGTGGCTTTATATACGTCGGCAGCTAAGTTTTATCTGGGGGCCAGGATCAGCGGATATATCCGTGTCCGAGCCTTGAGTACAACAGGATAAGTAAGAATTAAACGCATAACAATATGAGGTGACATGATGTCTATTTTAGAAACTCTGTCTATGATATCTATGATCGGTGGGGCCGGTTCCAGTATTTTGGGGGCCGCTACCGAAGACGAGCCTAAGATGCAGCAGGCGTCGAAGATGACACCTCAGCAGAAGCAGGCGTTCAATGTGGTTATGCAGCAGGCAATGAGCCGGCTGGGCCGCTGGATAAAGACGCCACGAGGCCAGGTCTTTGAATGGGACCCCGAGACACCGGAGGAATATCCCGGCCCCCGGGTAGCGCCACTGACCCAGATGCAGCAGCAGAACATTCAGCAGGCGTCCGATCTGACCAACTATCAGGGCCAGATTATGAAACAGGGCGGCTCAGACTATATGAAGGCGTTATCGGACTATGAGCCTGGTAATATAGGTAAAACCGCCGAAAGCCTCAGCGGCAGGCGGCCACAGATGGAAAGTACCCCTTACGAGTTCAGTGAGCAGGCTTTGACTGGTAAGTTATTGCCCAGACCAGACACAGCTAAAAAAGAGCCTCAGTATTTCCATAAAAATTGGCGTCAGCCGGGCGGGTTTATCGACCCCTACGCCGCTCAGGCCAGACCAGGCTTATGGAAGGGGCCTATGAGCCAGGATCAGACGACCCAGGCTATGCAGGAAACGGCACAGTGGGACCCGAAATATGGACAAGTACCGCAGACCGGGTATTTGGAGCCGGAAGTTAAAGATAAAAGTTCTTCGCTACTGGGGGGCTTGACGGGTGGCGGACTTGGCTTTTTGGCAGGCGGACCCGTTGGCGCAATAATAGGCGCTGGTGTAGGTGCCGGTAACGGAATGAAATATGGTACCGAACAAGACCCAAGCACTCAGAATAAGTACAGCCCATATTACCCATCTTACGCACAAGGTGGCTTTATGCCCAACCAGCCATCACAGGTGAACATGGTGGGCGAGCAAGGGCCGGAGATGCACGTTACGGCAGGCGGCCAGCGGAATATGGTCGGTGAGCAGGGTCCGGAGCTATTCGATCCTAACCAAGCCGGTCAGATCATACCTAACCATGCTCTGCCACCGCAAATGCAGGGTGGACAGGGACCGCAGCAGAATACAGGTCAAGAGATGCCCATGCCCGGCCAAGGCCAGCCGCAAGCAGGTGGGGGCCCGCCACAGGGCGACGGCAGCCAAAACGCCCTGAACATGCTCGCCAACGCTATGATGCAGCCAGCGATGAGTATGGCCGGTGCAGGCCGCGCTGAGGGCGGCCCGGTAGGCGGAGAAAGTAGGTGGTTCTACCCTGACGCCAATACCAATACGGGCTACGAAATGCAGAACATTCAGTCGCAAAGTGAATACCGAGACTGGAAAAATGACCCTACCAACGCCGACGCTTACGGGGCTTTTTCACAATATACCGGCAATAAACCCAGTTGGAATACTTATAAGAGCAATTGGGGCGGCAACTTTGAACCTACCGAACGTACCGACTGGGGAGCGTCGAACCAACCGTGGGAGTATAATGAAGGCAACTGGAACGTAGCTGGCAGCGGTAACCAATGGACGCCAGGTTCCACGTGGAACGCCGGTGCCGACCAGTACCAGGGCGGCTGGGACTATGATAACGCTACCGGCCAGTATATGACGCCTGGATATACTAACTCGATAAACACTAAAGCCCCGTTTGACAACTGGAAGTGGACAACCCCAGATGAGGGCTATTCAGGGCAGGCCCAGTATGCCCCGGCGGGCTATGATACTTCAAATATGTTTACGCAGAACGCCGTAACCCCTGACCCCACAGACTGGTCACAAGCTAACTGGAACTGGCAGACAGGGGCAGGCGGCCTATATGAGGGAAACAATCCTTATACCGACGCCGATGAGACAGGATTCTGGGCGTCAGACCCCAACCAGACAGAGGGTACGGGTGCTGACGGAATGTACTGGGATGCGGCAAGTGGCAGATACCTTATGAACCCGTATTACGGCAGTACTGGCCCGACCGGGTGGCAGAACACCCCCGTTGGCGAGGGCCAGGCCGGCGAGAGAATGTGGCACCCGCAAGGATTCAACTACCCCGGCACACCGCCGACGCCAGATGTAGGCGATGGGACAACGGACTTTGAACCAAGGTTCCCCGGCGATGTACCACCCGTAGATGACGGTACGATTACACCCTTACCAGACGTGCCCGGCGTTGACAACACAGACTTGCCGTCTATGACCGGCGACCAGTGGTTTGCCAAGCAGTACCCGGATATCTGGAACCAACTACAGCAGTCGATTAGCAACCCACAGTCAACTTATAACTTCGATCCCAATGCCATTAACGCCGAATACCGAGAATCTATCCTTAATCCGGGTATGGAGCAGTGGCAAGAGGATACCGCCCCCTGGCTCAAGGAGCAGTTTGTCCGCAGCGGTAATGTATTAGGTAGTGAAATGCCTACTTATCTGGCCAAAGAGGCTCGCCGGGTCTATCAGGGCTACGAGGCCGAGCGGTTCAAGATGATGCAGGAAGGCCGTACTTTAGAGGCTTCGGCCCTGGAGGCGATGGAGAATAGACGCCTGAGTGCTATGAATACGGCGACCGGGATCATGGGACTGCCTTCTCAGGTGGGTCTGACTAATGCTCAGACCACAAGTATCCTGACAAAACTAGGCCCTGAGGTTAAAGATATATTGGCTGGCGTTGACCTTACCTATGCCTCTATAGACAGTATTTACGACAATATAATGGCCCACGGGACGTACTCCGACGAGTATGCTGTTGATGTTATGATCAAGTTGGCGAAATTGCCGGGTATGGAGCAGTCAGTTATCGGGCAGGAGATAGCGAACGTCAGTTCGATGCTCGATAACCTGATTAAGGCCAATTACCTTGATTCTAGTTATCAGAATAAGCTGGCTGAGATTATTGGGATGAGTTACGCCGATTGGGTAACGGTCATGGGTCAGACAAACGTAGATAATTCAGCGGACTATATCTTGTCTATGGCGGGTTATTCCACTGTAGAGAACTTTTACGGATAGGAGAATATCATGGTGACAGCATTACCACAACGCCCTAATAAGTGGCAGCAGATAGGACAAAGCCTCACCGGGCTGGGCCAGAACTTAGGGCAGATGCAGCAGCAGAAACAGCAGCAGCAAACGCAACAGGGCTATCTGAAGGTGCAGCAGGACTTCGCACTTAACAGGCGGGAACAACAGGAGATGGAAACCTGGAAAACGGCCATGACGGAGACTGAGCCAGGCTCACCAGGCCGCAAACGATATGGCGCATATCTCGCTATGAAAACTCCCGGTTTTGATGTAAATGGCTTTATGACCGCGCCGAGACAACAAGGCCCCGATGAAATAACTAGTAGGGCGCGGATTATGGCGGGTATGGGCAGCCCAACCGCTCAGGGTATGGCTATGGATACAATGCTAGGCGTGAGCCCTAACACGCAGATAGTTGATGGTCAAACCGGCAATATTGCCCCTTCGGCAACGGGACAGGGCAAAATACCACAAGCTGAAAATTATATGCCGTCTTTGAATGAAGGTCTGGGAGTGGCAGCCCCGCCCGCCCGATCCCAGCCTACTCCGCTAACTGTTGGTCAAGTCGTAGGTGCCGAACTTCAGACCGGAATAGACGCCAAGAAGCGTTCCGAAAGCGACAAGATACTCAGAAAAAATGTGACCAGTTTGCTTGCCAGTAGTGTGGATAATAGCAAGTCCCGAGTTTCCAAGCATATTCCTAGAATCAAAGCCAGTATGAAGGATACACTGCCGCCCGGCGACGAACAAAACTGGACGAAGATTAACCGGGTGGAATATCCTGAATTGTTTAATTCAAAAGCGATACCTTTGGGAAGTTTTGGTGGGATGATAGCAGAAATACCAGGTATGACTAGTGCCAGTCGAGGCGATAAAGCCTATGTTCGCAATGACTTGTTGAACCTTTATCAAGGAAGCAAGATCGAACGAATCTGGAACATACGGGTCCGCCAGGCCCACGATGCCGGCGTATTGCCAAGTAAGTATTTGAAGGATTATGAAATTATGCCCGTCACTTTCATCCAGCAGCAGGGTCATGAAATTACCGACCGTATGACATCCAAAGAAACTGCCAAATTATATAAGCAGTATTATGAGCAGTGGCGTAGCGGCGGGGATGCTATTGGGCCGGGGCAGCAGCAATCTCTGGATACTGGCGGTTTTGAACAAGCCAAACAGGCGGTAATAAGGGGTGAGAATCCCATTATAGATGGATTAACCGAAGAGCAGACTAACGAATTGATTAACCTCAAAATGCAGCAGGCGGGTATTAAATGACCACGCTGTCAGAATATATGGAACAGCGGAAGCCCCGGCGGTTATCCGATGTCATGCCCAAATCTGACCCTGGAGTGAGCGATCCTAATGCACCCCGGCGGTTATCGGATGTGATGCCAAAGACCGAAAAAGAGTTCCGCATCAAAAAATCCACCAGGGGTTTTATGGGCGCCGCTGTAATACCTCCCTCTCAGCTTAAGAAACCAGAAAAAATAGAGCAGCCAGAGCCACCCGGCCTGGTGCAGCGGGCCAAAGATTGGCTCTTTGAGCCTGTGGCGCCGATCGGCAAGGGGGCTGAACTAGGCTCACCGCAGATACCAGCCTCTCCCGCCGAACAGGCCCGTCTGAAACATAAGATGACCAAAGCTCAGACTATGGCCACTTTTGAACGTACAATGCAAGACCCCCTCCAGGCTATTATGGCCGGTTACGGCAGTGACCAGCCGCTGGGCAGTCCGCCTGCCCCGACACCGGCAGAGCCGTTTACGGTACGTGAAGGGATAGTATTTGGCCAGATGGGCGAGATGCAGAAACACTGGCAAAAACTGATGCAGAAGGAGACGCCATTCTCCAGGGCATATATGGACGCTGCTGGGTCAACGCTGAACCCCGTTACCTGGATACCGGGCATAACCCCAGATGATCTAGTTGCCGCTTCTCAGCAGGCCAGCAAATACATCGCCGAACATGGCAGTGTCAACGAGAAAATCGCCCGCAATCTCCGCTGGGTGTCAGAGGCCGCCCTGATCGCCTTGCCCGTAGCCCGGGGGATAGACAAGTCACTGGCAATCGCCAAGTCTCTTTCCGAGGCCAAGGCCATGCAGATGATGCGTGGTCTGCGCCAACGCAAGGAGCTGGTGATGGCTATCCAGCGGCCGGGCATGGCCGACGATGCTATCGGAAAACTGGCCCAGAAGATAAGTAAGATTGACGATACACTGAAAACTAATCTCCAGATTTCCCTGGAGAAAGCGGGGATACCAGAGTATAGGGAACTCAGGACAAGTACCGAAGCGGCTATGAAACGACCCGGGGTGCCGGGCCGCAAGCCGCCCGAAATTCCTACTGCCTACGATGTGGCTGCGGGCAAGGCACAGGGATACGCTAACACCGCCGATATTAAGGCCAAGAAATTGGCACTGGAGGCGCCTACGACCCCAGAGCTTCCCGGTAACGTGCCCACATCACAGTCTGTCACGGTCAAGGGGATCGCCAACGAAATTTTAGACCCGAGCGTACCGTTCGGCAAACAAGCAGCCGCTGAGATGGTACCGACTGCCACGCCAGCCGGTGCCGTAGCCAAGACCGATAAGGCGGTTACAGGACTGGCTGGCCAAGTAGTCCAGGGCCAAGCGGTTAAGCGTCAAGGCAAAATCCGCCAACTTCTCAATATAATCAGCGCCCCCAACAGTGAGATAGGCAGTATGGGGCCGCTGGGCAAAGAGGGGATTCGCCAGTCCCGCCAGTCAATGTCGGTAGGATTATCCCGAGGCTCTACTATCAAAGAGAACCTGAAGCAAATGGCCAAGGGATTGACAAAACAAGAACGGAAGACATTAGGTAAGGTTCTTAACTGGCTTAACTATCAGGAGAATCCCAAACTCCGCGCCAGAGTGGCCAAATATGGTGGTCAGGAATCTATTATGGCTCCGTTATCAGATAAGCAAAATCAGGTCGCGGTGTGGTTGCGGAGTCAACTGGACGACATGATGAACGAATACGCCGCCCTGGGCGGTGAGCGGGTATCCGGTGGCCGGAAGTTCAAGACTGCCGGAGGGGGTATGATCTGGCCCGATTCCTATACCAAGAACTTCTGGAAGGAATATGCCGCCGTGGCCAAATTACCGATCAATGCCGATTCACCACAGACATTGGCGGCCCTTCGCCGCAATAAACTCGTCCAGGATATGATAGCCGGCGGTCAGGCAGCCGACGAGGGGCAGGCCCACCGGATACTTACGCGGCTGGGCGAGCAGTTTGGCTCCGGCACTATCAGTGAATGGGAGCGGGTCAAACGCATTGTCCCGGCCCAATATCTAAAATTCTCAGTCGATGATGTTATGCTGCACACGGAGTATCTGGAGAATCTGGCTACCCGTTTGCAACTGGCTGCAGATTATGGCAAGAATTATGAGAAAGCATGGCAATGGCGTAATAAACTGGCGGAGACATACCCCCACATGACAGACTCCGTAGATGAATGGCTTTCATTGTGGCCCGGTGCCGATCAGGCCAAAGTACCCAAAGGGACTCTCACCCAATTTGGCACGGAAACCATGCCGAATCTTCTTAGTGATTGGCAGACAGCTACAAAACTGGGCCTGTTCACAACCGTGCAGAACTATCCAGAACGCATGAAAGCTGTTGGCGATTACGGTCTGTTTGACTTTTTGCGAGCCGAATTTCTTAGTAAACTACCGGGTCAACGGTCGGCAATTCGGGCCAGTGGTGCTGTGCGCGGTGGAGCTGGATTCTCCGGCCTGGCTGCCAGTCCTAACAGTAAGTCCTTAATGCACAAACTCACTGGTATGAAATTGGAGGCTACCGGCTTTTCGGCCATCGAGCGGGGCAATAATTACAATGCCGCTATGGCCGCTAAACTTCAGTCTATCAGGGATATAGCAACGCTGAAAAAAGGTAACACTGACTTTAAGCAGCTCTTAAAAAAGATATTCAGTGCAGGCGGGGAAGGTCGCCAGGCAGCTAAGGCCCGTTTCAAAAATGCTTCTTTCAGTAAACAACAGGTAAAGGATATAACTAATCGCGGTTATTTAACTGCCAGAGAGACAAATATCATTATGGAGCAGGGGGCAGCCGGTAAACACTTCCGAGCGGATATTATCTTCAACCCCGCCTTCTGGCATAAGCATCCTATGTTTCGAGCCATGACTAAGTTCAAAATACCCTGGGGGTATAATCAGCTTAACCGGCATGGCCGCATGGTTCTTCGTGAAGCCCGGCATGGTAACTTTCGCCCAGCAGTCGGATGGTGGATTACCAGCACCATCGCCGGAGAGCTTTATCAGATTGTCACTGACCCTTTGTCTGGTCGGGACCGTAGCGACCAGTCGCTCGTTAAGCGATTGGCGATGGACGCTTTACAGGGAGGTCTGCTATCATTCTTCTCCTCAATGGCTTATGCCAGAACCGCAGGGGACATCGCCTCCTCCATGCTTGGCGGGCCGGTATGGACATCGGCGCAGAGCTTATCGCGAACGGCTACATCAATGCAAGAGGCACCCCAACACACAGGCCAAGCCATTTGGCGGATGGTACAAGCGGAGATTACGGATGTTAAACGAACCGCCCAGGCGGTGGATGTAGGTAAGGCGGCCCTTGAAGGTCGGCCCAGTGTGACCGGGCGTATCAAACAGGATTATCAGGTAAAGAATATCTTGGAGGATTATCAGGGAGCAAACTGGGAGAAGTCCGCCTACTACCGTGATTTACAACACGCCATCATCAACCGGGACAAGGCTGCCACCCTAAAACATATTGAGACTTTGACCAAAGACTATCAGATCACCGGGAGACAGATCGTCCAGTCTCTCCGCAGCCGGTCACCAATAAATGTTTCCCAGAAGCATCAGCCTAGAGTTGCTAAAGAGCTACCTCTACGAGAATTAAAAGTCGTACAAAGACAACAGCAACAAGAAGTCAATGATTTGTTATGGCTAATAGAAACATTGAAGATACAACAGGAGTAAACACCATGCCTATGCCTATTAAGAAAAACGCAACTACGACTTGGTTTTGTTCGGCGGCAATGCTTATCTTTGTTGTCGGCGTCGCCGCCCAGTCAGGAGCCCTTAAAAAACAGATAGATGTAAACTGTAGAGAAATCTACGAAACAAAAATTCTTCAAAAAGAGGTTGACAACCGGTTGCGGGTGATGCAGGATATGCTGGTACGCATCGAGGAAAGGATAAAACTAAATGGAAAATCCCGTACTTCTGTGGAAAAATTACCAAACGGATCGGTCGATTGTCAGCCGGAATCTTTTAGTAGAGCATTATCTCCCTCTGGCTAAATGGATTGTCAAATCCCGCAATAGGAGCGATGCCGGCGTTTATGACAAAGATGATATGTTCACCGATGCCTCTATGGGGTTAATCGAGGCGGTGGAAAGATTCGATCCTGGCCGGGGCGTACAATTCTCGTCCTTTGCCGGGCGTCGTATTATTGGGGCAATTAAGGACGGATGGCGCAATTGGGACTGGGTGCCACGCCTGACTCGTATTCGACAGTCCAATTACGTCAGTATTACCCACGAATCGTCCTTGCAATCCTTAGAAAACGATTTTACCTTGGAATCTACTGCTGTTGATCGTCATGAGCCACGACCGTTTGACAGGCTTAATAGTCAGCAGACATGGGCAAAAATCAGCCGGGGGTTTACCAAAGAAGAGCAGCTTCTTATCAAGTTGTATTATCCATGTAACTTAACCCTTCGGGAAGTAGGCAGAACTATTGGCCTCACAGAAGGTCGGATTTCTCAAATGAACACATCTATAGTTTCACAATTACACGACCGAGGTTCATGGGTTCGGGATGTTTTCTCTGGTAACTGAATTATTTTTTCGGTCATAACTATTTAGTTTATAAGTATATATGTTTTCTGCTATATTTTTCTGAAATAATCTGTTTGACGATGAGGGTGTTTTGTAGTATGTTTAGTATAGATTGATACGGTAAGCATTATGACTAAAACAATTTATATGCCAGAGAAATTGCAAGACAAGCTGCGTAAGTTAGCGAAGGCTGAATGTCGGTCGATAAGTTCCGAACTGGACTTTCTGATTACCAAACGGATAGAAGAAATGGTAAGCCCAGATAAACCAAGAGATAGAAAAAGGTAGGCATTTTTTAGAGGCAAAAGTTATGGAGGCAACACAACTTCAGTTGGACAGGCTCGTCTTTCCCTTCTTCATATCCAACCAACCCGACTCCAACCGTCGAGCCTGTCCATCCATTACAAACAACTTTACATGCCTCCGGCCCGACAGTGTATGGGAGAAAAATCCCAGTCGCTGTCGGGCTTTTTTTATAAATCTCCACGCGACGTGGAAACCCGATAGCCCGGTGGTGTGAAGCTGCCACCGGGTATTTTAGGAGTTAAAAGATGTGCATAGGAATATCAGGAATCATCCACCAGAAAAGAGTGCCGCTATTATGGGTAGGCTCTAACAGTCACGCGGAACTGAAGGAACACTTCAACCTTATTGATGATAAGCCGGTGGAATTGCGGCGGTTTGTTAAATTTGAGTTGTGGCCGCTGGGCGTCTTGACCTCTACCGACCCTGCCGACTGGGAATTTCATTT